TTAACACAAAAACTAAACTAGACACATTTTTGGAAATCTAGTTGTATATTCTGTATATCAATTATATAGTCCTGCTTTTTTTTATGGTTCGACCATAATTCGACCATTTGATGTTTTATGTACTATCAAGATTTCTATATTTCATATTTTATATTACTTTAAATATTATATTTGCGCATTGTCAAACTAAAATAGTGCGTTTATGAAAATGTTTTTTAGAAGCATCCAAAAATGGATGAAAGAACGTAAAGTTCGTCGAGAACTTAAAAAAGACCAAGCTTTAAGAGAACGCTGCATTGGTTATGTCACAAAAGTGAATGGAACCAGTTCTTTCATTAATGTGGCTGATTATACATATAAATATATCAAAGAAGGAAAATTGCCTTAATAATTTTAAACTTCCTTGTTTGGTAAAAGCATGGGTAAGGAGACCTTTATTCTGCTTACAGACTCATTTTGCGCATTTTCATTAGAGGATGCTCCTATCCCTTTATGTTTGTATATTCTTTTTGTTTTGGGATATATCTTGGTATAATATTCCCATTAGTTGGGATTTGTTTTCATATATTTTTCTTTTGCAATTATCAATTGAGATGTTATTGTACTGATCAATCCATGTAACACTGTTGTCTTGCAATTTATTTAAGATAGCATCAACTTCGTTAGCTAATGAAGAGTTATATGATTGTATTAAAGTAACAAAATAAATGAAGAAGGTATTTTTTATATTTTGGAGTTTTCTGTTTGATTTAGCTTTTTCTAAAATAATATTTCTGCTATTGCTCCTTTTTAGTTTTTCAATTTCATTTTGTAATTTATCAGATATTTCTTTGTAGAAATTGTCGATATTTATCAAGTTTGGTTGTACAATTACAGTTAAATACCAGTTCTCTTTGACAGTTTTCTTTTGAGAACGATTTGAGTAATGTGTTTGAATAATGAAAGTAATAAGCGTTATGATTAAAGTGACTGTTGCAATGAGATTTGCATAGGAATCTTTAGCTAAATATTGATCATATTTATTCCAAAAAGGTAATTCACTAGTTTCAACAGCATTACCTTTTATAGTAGGAAAGATTAACGTTTCATTGTTTATTGAATCGTAATTGAATAGTACGTATGAACAAGTCTCTTTCATTTTGTTTTATTTATTTTTCTAAAGTATTCATTTGAAGCTTGTCTTTCACAATCTTCAATATCTTCTTTCAATAAGTTCACCAGCTCTTGGTTGTTATCAGCATAAATTATATGATATTTCTCTTTAAAGTTATCAACTCCTTTAAGTGCTAATATACTGTCATAAAATAAACCAAGATAAAATGAGGGATTAAAAGAAGTTGTATCTTTGGGTATTTCAATATTAACTTCTTCTTGGTCCTTATCCTCTTGATCCAAATTCAAACTTCCTCTCACAGATTTACCTTGTGGTCGTCCTGTAAAAGTGGTACTATTTATACCTCTATGTTCAGCTGTAAGTTTAATAGTCTTCATTATTGTTATATTTATTGGGGTAATACTTCCTTAAAGTATGTTTTATTTAGATAGATTTTGACTTCCAAAAACGTTCCAGGAAAATACTGGTAAATATGTTTTAAATATTTTTGATCAGGCAAAATACTAATATCATTTTCTTGATTCAAAGATAAAAAAAATGATTTATCTTTTTTATATGGTCCTCTTTCATTATCACAGTTTATTATAGTTCTTCCTGAAATAATATTTAAATGAGGTTTGTATTGGGGATTCTTTTTTCCAAAAGCTCCTAAAGTAATGAAAGCCCTTAGAAAATTCATAGTACCTCTCCCTCTACTTTCATCTTCATATTTTAATCGACTAATACCTTCTTGTAAACAATATAAAGTATATAAATCCTCTTTGGCAAAGCATATATTATTGTTTTTTTTCATAAGTTCATGATGCTTTACGTACCACTTCTCTGTGTCTTCTATCATTTCTTTATTTTTTTCTTTTGTTTGAAAGAATCCTTCTGAAATGGAAAAACCTAAATTGAGGATTCCGAGATTTAACTCTATTATTGGTTCACCATTGACAATTTCTTTATATGATACTCCGTTTACATACCATTCATTATGTATACTGTGATCTTCTGCATTATTAAAGATTTCAGATAATAGTTTATCTATTATGTTCTCTCCAGTTACATTTAAGACAGCATTTGATTCTCTTAATGATGAGTTTATGAATCCTCTAACTTCTTTGCATATAGCTCCTTTATTATTTTCCTTATAGGATGTTCTTTTTGCCCATCCTTTTTTTAAGCCTAAATACAAGAAACCTTCTCCTTTATTGGCTTCTTTTACTTCTTTTATAAGTTTGAAGACATAAAGGCATTTATTTGTTTTAGTGTATTTTGATTCTTTATATCTAATGACTTTTTTTACACAGTTGTAGAATTTTAGATTGTATGAGTATTTAATAAAGTTAAGCTCTTTGATAATAATATCAAGGAACATTGCATTGGGGATGTCAATATATTCACAATCAGAGAAATCAATTAGAATAGAATCATCACTTAACAAATAGGAAGATAACATGATTTTAAAAAAAGTAATGCTGTCATCACTGTTGTCTTCAAATGAAAAATGTCTTGGAACAATAATTGATTTATTGATATACTCTTTTGAAATAAATCCCTTTTTTTTGAGGAATATAATCAAGCTTGTAAATACAAATATATTCATTCTAGGAAAGACACCTTTCGCAGCAGATTCTCGTTTATTTCGTTTTTGAGCTTTTCTACGTTCTAGATATATTTTCTTTTCAATTAATCGTTCTTTGGTCATGCTTATCCTACATTTCGTTCGTTCTTCAACATAGCCAGTTCACCCTTTAATTTTTGGTTTTCTTCCAAAAGCCGTTGGGTAAGCACTGTTTTTTCGTTAATCTCATCTTGTAAGTTTGTAATTGTGTTTACTAAATGTTCTATATATTTGTTCGATAGATTCTCAATTGTGCGGGATATGCTTTCAATAGTCTTTTGCTGGCTTTCAATTAAAGCCATTGAAGGACTGATTTGTTTTTGTATTTCTGCCGCAATAATATCGTTACTGTCTTCACTGAATTTTTTGATAACAGTTTCACCAAACTCAAATTTCATATTATTATATAGTTCTACTGTTATTGGCTTTTTGTTATTTTCAATTTCAGATAGATAGTATTGTGAAATTCCAAATCTATTACAAAAATCCAATGGTGTTAAATTTAGGCTTTTGCGGAGTCTTTTAATATTGATTTCTTTCATAATTAATTTTATCCTATGTTACGTTCATTCTTCAGCATTGCTAATTCACCTTTCAATTTCTGATTCTCTTCAGTGAATAGTTGAATCGTTTTCATCTGCTCATTTATAGTCCCCTGAAGGGTTGCTATTGTATCAACAAGGCGTGTTATTCGTTCTATGTTTGGGTCAGGTGTTACTTCTGAAAGTAGCATTTGACCTTTTCCGCGAAGTAACCACTCAGCAGAAATATCTTCATAGGTTAGTAGAATTGAAGTTAATACCTTAGCGGAAGGTTCTGTTCCACGTTGAAACATTGATGCTATTACAGATTGTGTTACACCAATTCTTTTCGCAAATGCGCTATCTGTAATGCCGGCAGACAGAATTATTTCTCTAATTCTTCCATTAATAGTGTTGTTATTTGTCATAAATCCAATCAATCAAAAGTTAATAAAACGCAAATGCGATAAAATAAAAAGTTTTTTGTTTTTAAAATAACGCAAATGCGATTATATTTGCATCATAAATCAATCAATCATACAAACATACAAAAAATGATTGATAAAACCAATTAAAAAATAACGATTATGAGCTACAATTTATCACAAATAATGAAGTCTGCACACCGCAATTACAAGAAGGGTGGAAAAACATTTTCAGAGTGTTTAAAATCTGCATGGAGCTTCGCAAAACTCCAAGAAAGTTTCTCACCGGAAGCAGTGAAATCAAGAACTGATAAATTTTTAGCTGAAAGACATGAAGCTATGAGCAAGACTGCCAAAGCTACACCTAGCAAGGAATATAATAACCTTAATATTCCCGCTTCCGCTTACTACAACCCAAATAGTACTCATTACGGTGCACATTACGTCGGAGATTAATCAAATTATACAACAATGGATAAAAGAACCGAACTAGAAATACAGCGAGACAAATATGAAGCTGTGATTGAAGAACGAGACGCGTTGATCAGCTCTTTGAGAGGTGAGAATGAAAAACTCAAACGAGATTTAGAATCAGAACGTGGATTTTATAGAGAGAAAGTTTCCCAATGTGATGATTTGAAGAAATTTATTGAATCGCAACGAAACTTAATGGACATAGTTTTGAAGAACAACCAAAGTATTCTCTAACCCTCACTAAAGTCAAACCAAACCGCCGGTTATCCGGTACCCAGTCCGGTCTTTGAGCCTGCCCTTGAAGGGAGACTGGGAACAACAGAGAAGAGTTCTTTGACATATTGGTAAAATGGTGTTTTGGAAGCCGACACATGCCGAAAGGGATTACTGACGTAGGCGGGCTTCTCAACGATATAATGCTGTGGTTAATGGTCAAGCCGTATCGTTGTAAAACTAAATCAGTTAGACGTTTGTCGGCAAATCGAGGTATTTGCTTTATGTATATAAAGGTGATGTAGCTCAGGCAGGTTAGAGCGCTGTGTGTGGTGGATGGTTGAGAGTTCGAGTCTCTCAAGAAATACTCTTAGCTTAACGGAAGAGCACCACAAGCAGAGGTCGGCGGTTCGAATCCGCCCATCGCTTCAATGTTTAATTAAAGAATATAGAGTTATGACAAGGTTTTTCCAGTTTGTAATAGTTGGAATAATATTAGGGGCGGTGCTTATGTTACTCGCTTCTATTGTTTCTTCGTGTTACTTTTTTATTACAACATTTACGTTGAGTGATTTTGAAGAAAGAACAGCTTCATTTGTTCTCGGTGCGGTAAGTGCTCTATTTACATACGGAATGTTCCGGATATTAATGAATGCCTTACAAGCATTTTCAGATAAGTTGGATGCAATAAAAAAGAGATATGAAAGCAATAATTGAAATTAAAGATGTCGCCTTTCGAGAGATAGGCGACATCAATAGGGGAAGAGGGAAACCTATCAGGGATTGCGTGAAAGTATTTGAAAGCTACAAGGTGATAACTTTCTTTGGCATTCCCATTAAGCGAATTACCCATAGATTGAATGATTGGGATCCTGAAGAATCGACTTCAAACTCTCATAAGCAAGAGTGATTGTTAATGGCGGTGTTCCATCAATGAAATGTAGGATACACTGTTTTCTATGGTCCTCAATTTTAATAACACATCCTAGATTGATAAGGATGCGTTTACCGTTTTCGGTAATCTCAATAAATTTGTTCATTTTCTTGTTTTTTGATTTGACACTTCAAAAATAAGAAAATACCCCGTTCCTTTTTTATTAGCGAATAATCTTGGAGCGGGGAAAACTATTAACTAACTAATAATCAGTATGGAAAAGGATATTCAGAGACGTAACGTAATTGATGTATTACGGAGTATGGATGTTGGTGCAATAGAAGTATTTCCTATCGTTCAGAAACCGTCTGTAACTAATACATTGAATGCTCGGCTTTATAAAGAAAAAGCTGAAGGAATGGCTTGGAAAACAAAGTCAGATGTAAAAAATATGCAGTTTATAGTAACTAGAATTGCATAACTATCTTGCTTGTTGAGATGATCAGAGGTGAAATGGCTGAAATATTGCTAGATAATATTCTCCGTCTGTTTTCTACAGAAACGTTTGGAAAAGATAAGTCTGCGTATTATGTGGGTGGGGAAAAGAAATTGATGAATCTTATAGAAGCGGGTAAGATTGAAAGTGATAAGCTTTCGTTATCACGTACTTTACCCGTACCTTGACAGCGAGGACACACATGATGAGAAGACTCACCTAATGATGGACTTA